AAGAGAATAAAACCAAAGCTGCCGATGATACTGCTAAAAAAGAACCCACTAACGAAGAACTGACCATAGTTAAGAAGGAACTTGCAGAAATTAAGAAGCAGATAGGAGATGCTGCTAAGGAGAGAAGCACCAGGGAGGAAGCAGTTTTAGTTGAAACGGTCAATCAAGTATTTGATGAGGCAAGCAAGGATTTTGAGATATTCGGGAAAACCGAAGAACTCTTAAAGTATCCTGCTGGCCCTAAGAAGGGTCAATTTGTGCCTACATCTCCCGCTATGGTTGCTCGTAGAGAAGTGTGGGAAAAGGCTTTTCCATTTATCCAAAGTGGGATACCCACCAAGGATGCAATGGATATTGCCTTGACTTGGTATAAGGGAGCAAATCTGGAAAAGGATGTGCAGCGTAATTTAATAAAGGATTTGAAGAAGCACGAAAAGAAACTGTCGGCGAAGCGTTCTGGTAAGGAAACCGTGAGGACGTTTGAGAGTGAGGAGGAACGTCAAGCTGAGGTTGTTCGTGAAGCCGCAAGGAAGCTGGGAGTAAAAGGTAAGTATGGACTTTAGAGTTGCCTTGCAACGCACGTGTTACAAGGTAACACTTAATTAGGAAGGATAGAAAATGGCAGAGGTAACATTTGCTGATAATCTTGATATAGCCTATGCGACTCTATGGGACATTCGTAGAAAGCAGCCGCCTCTTGCTACTTATGCCTATTCCAACTATCAGTTTTACAATACCTTTTTCAGAGGTAATGTTAAGACTGTAGGAAAGGCGTTGGAGGGTCATGTGACTCTTAGTAGCGAGGGTAATGCTACCCATAGTGGTTTTTGGGCACAAGATACTCTGATTAAGGATAATATCAATCAGAGATACCGTTTAGGTTGGGCGAAGGCCACCGGCGGTATGATGTGGAACTTGATTGAGCAGGACATCAATCAGTCCCCTGCACAGATTTATGATGTATGGAAACAACAGTATAATTCGTGCGTTAAGGATATGGTAGAGGAAGTACTTGATGCCATGATTAATGGTAGAAATGCTGCTGCCGATACCAATAGGCCGTACTCTGTGTTCCAATGGATAGGACAAGGAACTACGGGACAAACAGGTGGGTTCAATGGATATTGGGGTTGTTACAATGACGGCAATCTCCCTGGTACTGCTTTTGATAAGGGTGGCATTGCTGCCGACACATACACCGATTGGGCTAACTATTTTGGCGACCATGATGGCAATATTGATGATAGTTTACTGACTATTCTTGATACAGCTACGAGGAAGTTGAACTTCCAACCTCCGGTAATTCCTGAGAAGTTACCGGTGGATAAGATAAACTATGCGATGTATACGAATGATAATGTTATCAAAAACCTCAATGCTTTCTACGCAAAGAGTGATGATAATATGGGCTATCGTCCCGATGCTCATTATGGGACACCTGGTTTCAATCGTATACCTATGGTTTATACTCCCCCACTGGATACTGCTAACACAGCAGTTTATGGTACTGACCCGATTCTTGGGTTGAATCATAACTTTATATATCCAGTTATTTTGAGGAACTGGGATTTCCGTATTACAAAGCAGGTTGCGAATCTAAGGCATACAGTTATGGAACTATACATGGACTTGGTATACCAGATTTGGTGTAACAGTTCGCCTAAGTATGCTGGATTCCTTCTTTCCAGTACTACGGTATCGCCTGCCGATTAATAATGGGTAATAACAAATAATAAACGGATTGACACAAGGAGCCTCAATTAGGTGCAAAGTAAATATTGTCCAAAATGTGGAATTAATAAGCCAATATCTGAATTTCGTAAAAGAAGTAAAGATAGTAAATACTTCCAAAGTTATTGTAAATTTTGTGAGTCGGAGTATATGACCAAAAGATATAAAGTACAAAGAACTAAATGGAAAAAAGAAAATTCAGATAAACAACTTGGATATTCAAGAAAATGGAAAAACAAAAATCGGGATAATTGTTACTATTATAATGCAGTTACAGCCCGCAATTTTGATTTAACTGTTGAAGAATTTGCTAAGCTCTATGATACTTTGTATAAAAAACAACAAGGTCGTTGTGCTATATGTGGAAAACATCAATCTGAGATTAAGGTTAGGTTGGGAGTAGACCACTCACATTCAAATGGGATAATAAGAGGTTTACTTTGTCCTCCATGTAATTTAGGGATAGGGTTGTTACGAGATTCTGCTGAGGTGTGTTCGGCGGCAGCAGAATATTTAAGGAACTCTAAAGCCGACAAATGATGGATAGGTTTAGAGAATGGGCGAAAGCCCAAATAATATTTTTTAGAAAGGTTTTAATATGGATAATTTAACTGCGGGTAATCCCCGTGCACATGCTGTTCGTGTGTATTATAATGATACTTCTACAATATATGAGGGTATGCCAGTCTGTTACAACTATGATACCGATGTCAACTGGTTTGGTGGAAGTGTTGCTGATACTGGTGAAGTAACTGCCACTACCGCTACAGCAGATGGCTCTCAGAATGAGAGAAGGTATATTGAGGTAGAAGACCCTACCGACAACAACCTTAATTCTTTTGCTGGTGTTGTTAAAAAGGGCGGTTGGTGTGGTAAATCAGGTGCAAGAGTATTAGATATTTATGTGCCCAATGGAGCTATTGTTCCTGTGCGTTGTGACGTTGACACTACAGAAGGTGTAACGATTCTGGCAATTACTGTAGATTCACAGGAACTTGGTCAGCCTATAAGTGGTACTTCTCGACCCGTTGCTATAGCAGCAGAAACGGAAACAGAGCTTGATGGCGGTGCTGATATTACACTTGCTACATTAGACCCAAATAGATTTGTTTATCAGAATTTAGATGGCACAGCCTTGAATGTCGGTGTTGGCACTTCCGCTCTTGTAGTGAATGAGATTAATATTACTACTGCACACACTGGTGGTGATTTTAATGCTTTGGATGTTAAAGCTATTTGTAGTGGTACTATAACTGCTACCGCTTACAATTATGCTATTTTGGCTAATATGGCTGTTTCTGGTGGTAGTACAGGAGGAGTTTGTAATTACCGAGCACTCGAAGCTCAACTTAATTTGGGTAGTTCTACCCTTACGGGGGGTGGGTCAATTAGTGCGGCTTGTAAAGGTGTAGTTTATGGTGTTCCTACTTCGGCGGTAGTTAATATTGTTTGTGCACTTTGGGGTGATTATGCAGTAAACAAAACAGTTACAGGTCATTGTTCAGTTTTATGGTTATCAGATAATAGTACATCTCAATTAGATTCAATGGTCTCTATGTGGGGGCAAGGCACGACTGATAATATTTGGAGATTCGCTGGTTTTGGCGGTGGTAATGCAATTCTTAACGAAACTACTGAACCAAATTGGGGTGGTGTTAATAATAAAGTTCTTAAAATAGAGATTGATGGTACTTCTTATTATATTCATGCAAGTACTGATTTTTAATAGTATTTAATTAAAGGAGACAGTTATGTTAGTAAAAGTTGATATACCGCTTAAAACTATGGACGGTCAAGTGATGAAGGATAATGTAGATGGGCAAGCTGTAGATGCTACTGTCAAAATGGCAATAGTAAATGCAGTTCTTGCTCCAGTACAAAGTGAAAAGGGAGTTGATAAGGTTAAGAAGTATGAACTTGCTAAGAAAGTTTATAGTTCTGATGAAGTAGATTTGAATGAAAAGGAAATCGCTACAATTAAGGACGCAGTAGGTGAGAATTTTGCACCGATAGTTGTTGGTCAAGTCTACGAATTGTTAAAAGTATAAAGACAGATAAAGGAAATCTGTCTCCGGCGTGGGGCGGGGACGTTCCGTGGTCGCTAACGCCTCCATTGGCTCTCGCCCCAACGCTTTTTAGGAGTAATTATGAGTCGTTTAACACTTTCATATCAAAATCTCTATGACGAAATCTCATTTTTCTTAGGACTTACAGCAAGGGGCACAACTCCTACAGGGGATAATTTAACATTATGTAAGGCGTTAGTCGATAGGGGTGTCAGACAGTTTTTGTACCCTATTGATATGCAGACTGGCCTCCCGCACGAATGGGAGTTCTTAAAGGTTTATTGGGATTTCACCACCGTATCTGGTCAATGGAAATATGCCTTACCTGTAGACTTCTCAGACTTATATAGCACCTTGTACTTTGACACAACAAGTGCTAATTCTCCTCTCCTAAAACGAAGTGCCGAGCAAATACTTGATATGCGTACTGGTGGTGCAGATTCAGGTTATCCTGAGTACTTTGCTATCACGCCGCTTCGGTATGACATTGAGATAGGTTCTTTGTATGAGATATGGTTACACCCAACACCAAGTCAGGTTGAAACCCTTTCAGGTTTCTATAGGGCAGACCCTGTACAACTCTCAGCAACTACAGATTTAGTAATTGGTGGGATTCGTGCTATTGAGGCCATCTTGGAGAGTTGCCTTGCGGTAGCGGAGCATCAGGAGGATGATATGACAAGCAGCCACCATACACAAAAGGCGGTTGAATTAATACAGAAACTTATCAAATTTGATACAGTAACGGCGACAGATAAGATTGGTAATTTATATATAGACAAAGATAGGATATGGCCTACATCAAGAGGTGAAAAGACATACCCTGATATGGGAAACGTATACCCATAGTAGGATGAAAGGCTCAGGGAGGGGGAATAACAATTAATCCATAAGAAAGGGAATTAAGATGAGTTCAGGTAATTTGTTTTTAACAAGAAAAAAAGCGTTTGATTTGAGAGAGTTTAATATAACCTCTTCTGCTACAATTACTACATACACAGCAAAGATGGGTAGTGCAGCTGACAATTTTATTGTAGATAGAGTTATAAATGTAACCACCACAGATGGTAATAATATTGAAATTGATATTCCTGCTGGGCGATATTATGGGCAGCGTATACTTATTAATTTTGTAGTTGAAGGTAATGCTGAAACTGTTACAGTTGATGTCTCAACAGGGACGGATTATGCTATGACTGATATTGGAGCATATTGTTCTCTTGAGTGGGTAAATAGTACGGCGGGTTGGGTTGCTTTAGCAAGTTCGCTTACTTAAAATATTAACCATTTATTAAAGAGGGTAAATTATGAGTGCTTCAAATTATTTTAAGAAAAGAGAAGAAGCTTTTGAATTGAGGACTAAAGATGTTACTGACAAGAGTTGCTTATTTCTTTACTTTCAAACGATTCGGCAGTTACTGTGGGGGTTGTAAAAACAACTCCTGCTGGTACTACGGGATTAACAGATGTTGGTGATTATCTATCGTTAGAATGGGCAAATTCTGAGGCAGGTTGGGTGGCTTTGGCAGGTGAAACAGATTAGGAGAATAAGTAATGAGTAAATACAATGGTTCAAGATTGTCCATTTGTCCAACAGGTGGTTCTGTTGCTGTGGTGTTGACGGGAAACAATGTACAAGCTAACGATGGTGATGCCCTTCCGTGCAAGGGTTGTCTTATTATAGGTAGGACAGACAATACTGGCCCTGTCCATATGAACATTGGTGCTCCTGCAAGTAATATATTAGGGATACAAGTACCTGAGAGTGCGGGTGCTGGAAGCCCCTTCTTTGTGCCGATTTCAGACGTATCTCAGTTGTATTTCTGGAGTAATACGGAGACTGACGTTATTGATATTATGTACTATGTTGGATAAGAGGAGAACATAATGGCAAGTAAGTATGATGGGTCAAGGTTGGCTATATGCCGTACAGGTGGTTCCGTTACTGTAGCAATAGCAGATACTATTGGTAGAGGTAATGCTGGTGTGGCCTTGCCGTGTAAGGGTTGCCTCGTTATGGCAAGAGCGGGAAACAGTGCTCGTATTCGTATGAATATTGGTGCTGCCGCAACAGGTGACTTAGGAATAGAGTTGCCCGAAAGTACGGGTTCTGGAAGTCCATTTTGGGTTCCTATTAGTGATGTGTCCCAACTTTATTTCTATGGTACAAACAACGGTGATGATGTTGATATTACATATTTTGTAGGATAATATTATGGCATTATTTAGAAGAAAGAAAAAGGTTGTTAAACCTACACCTAAAGAACAAAAAAGGATTACTGCTCGGTTACAACACACGTACCCTCAGATGTATGAATCAAAAGTGGGTACACGTGAAAAAGTAGTAATTAGTCGTGCATCTCCTGGTGATAGAGCGGCACTTGAGAGGATGGTTGGTAAGAGGTTAAAAAGAAAATATAAAGGAAAGTAATGGCAAACCGAGAATTTCCCATTCCAATTCGAGGTGTTTCTGAGACGTTGCCCGTTGATGGGGCTGCCCCACTGACAAGTGGTTATATGAACAATGTCAGGGCCACAGATGTTTTAGAAAAAAGAATTAGAATAGGACAGAGACCTGGACTGGATAAAGTATTTGACCAACAGGTCGGCGGGGCATCCAGTCCTGTAGTTCTTATTACAACAATATCAATAATGGACTAATATGAGATTCTAATGGCAGTTAGATTTGAATACTATAATACTAATGAAGATAGTCAAGTGCCTGTGTATAGCACAACTTGGAAGGCACAAACATTTACTACGACTGTTGGATTCAAGATTACATCTGTTAAACTATTGGTGTATAAAGAAGGTACTCCTGGCAATCTCACGGTTAGCATCCAAGCGGTAGATGGAGTTAATAAGCCTGATGGTTCAGATATTGCTGGTCTTGCTATTATAGTTAGCCCAACTAATTATACTACTACTACTACAGGACAATGGGTAGAATACACTTTTCCTACCCCCACTGAACTATCTGCCACAACCCGATATGCTATTGTAATGAGGTCAGTCGGTGGTGATAATGACAATGATGTGAACTTCAAAGCAGATATTAGTTCCCCAACATACACCACTGGTGAATCACTAACTTCTGTTAACTCTGGTACTGCTTGGACAGCCGTAGCAAGTGCGGATGTATTGTTTGAGGTTTATGGCACTCCATTAGTTCCATTGGACAAAGTATACACTAAAAGGTTGGTGGCGATAGGAAATGATGAGGTTTGGTACGAGGCTACTGTCGGGAGATTAGATGAATTGCTTGCCGCCAATGGTGACATTGACACCACTAAGCCCTTGACAACGGCGGAGGGGTTTCAAAAACTATTCATAGCAAACCAGACAAACCTCAAGGTAGTGGATTTTGTTAATGTCAAACTTACCACTGGTAATGTTGGTGCTACCCCACCTGATTTTGGTACTGTTCTCACAAGTGATGGTGCTGGCAGCCCATCAATGGTTGTGGACTATATTACATCACTTGCTGGTGCTTGCATCATATATGGAAAGCGAACTACTGCGGCTGTGTTTGCTGATACTGAGACTGTGACAGGTACGGGTATATCATTTGTATTGACTGCAAATGAGGACTTGCCCCCTCATTGGTATAATTGGACTGTGTTCGGTGGAAGTGCCACGTTTGGGACAATGCCAAGTTCTGCTTATCTGGTTTGCAGATACAGGGGTAGGATAGTCCTTGCGGGCAACCCTAACTCGCCCCATCAATGGTATATGAGCAAAGTGGCAAATCCCTGGAATTTCATATACGCCTCCACTGACCCGTTATCCGCTGTGGCTGGTACTAATGCCGATGCAGGGGAAGCGGGTGACATTATTAGGGCGTTGATTCCCTTTGGTGACGACTATTTGATATTTGGCTGTGCCAACTCAATATTCCTGTTGGATGGCGACCCCGTGAGCGGTGGTTCATTGGATGAAATAGACAACAGTACGGGAATGTACGGCCCTTGGGCCTGGTGTAAGGATGGAGAAGGTAATTTATATTTCTGGGGTTCCGGCGGTTTATACAAGATGTCAGGTGGTCGTGGAAGGCCAGAGAACATAAGTGCGGGGCGTTTACCTAAGTGGGTGGATGATTGGGCTGCTGACCCCACCACACACAGAATAGTCCTTGCTTATGACCCGTTCAGGAATGGGGTGACGATTTCTCGAACCACCCTTGATGGTGGGGGAAACCTGAACTATTGGTATGATTTTAGAACCCAGGGATTCTATCCAGAAACATATCCTACCGCCTGTGGTGTTTTCTGCTCTCATTTTTATGATGCAGACTCGGCAACGAGAAGGTGCACTCTCTACGGTGGGACTGATGGATATGTAAGAAAGTTTTTAGATACTGCAAAAAATGATGATGTGGGTACAACTGATAGACAAATTTCAAGTTATGCAACTTGGCCTATTGAACACTTGGCAGAAGATAATGACAAGGAGGGTAAATTGACTTCTCTTACTGTTGAATTGGCTGGCGGTGGAGCAGGTGGTGATTTTGGTGACACAGATGAGGTTGATTATGAGATTCACGTAGCGGATGATGCGGAGACCTGCTTGCAGAAAATCAAGGACGGTGATGCCGCTTTCACCAGTGGCACTCTATCCGGCACAGGACGCAAAGCAAGAATAAGGACAAGGGTTCGTGGGGCTTATCTTGGACTAAAGCTTTATAATACAATTACCACAACTGCTTGGGCAACTGCCACTGATTATGCAGTTGATGATTTGGTGGTGTATAGTAATATAGAATATATTTGTATAGTTGCACACAAATCCGAGGCGGGTGGGGGCACTCACGAGGAGCCTGACACAAACACTACGGATTGGACAGCTACCACCGCTCAGACTTGGGCAATAAATAAAATATATGGTGACGTGAAAGAGACTGGTAAAATAAAATAGGGAGGATAAGATAATGCCATTTGGTGAGATTGGTGCAAAGACGGCGTTCTTTGGGAAGTACGCTGCAACAGGTGGGCGTAGACCACCAGAAACAAGAACATTTCAAACTTGGGCACAACAAGCAGTAGCAAGGCGAGGTACATATGGTGGTGTAGCACGTGGATTTAGTCGAGCTGCTGAACGTGCAAGAAAAGCTAATTTGGCAAGGAAGCAGCAGATTGAATCCATGTATGGCGAGATGATGAAGCGATACCAACCAGGTGGAGCATTTGAAAGGGCTGGATTAGGACAGATAGAAAGGGCAAGGACAAAGGGTGTAGGTCAAGAAACGCAGCATATGATTTCTTCCGGTTTATTTGGCACTACCACAGCAGCACAAACAGGTCGTAGGTGGGAGGCCGAGGTAGGTGCTCCATCACGATTGCGGCTTGAGGATATTATGCAGCAAAGGTTGACTGGTATTCAGCAACAAAAGGCAGGATTTCTTGAAAGAATAAAAGAACCATATCCTGATTATTCAGCTTTAATGAGGTAAACTGTGCCGCTCGTACCTACTCCAAAAAATTGCGATGCAAGTGTCAAAAAGGCAATTCAGATACTTACTCAGAAACTTGGGTTAAAGTCTGTTCCTATACACGCAGGACTTACCCTGACAGATTTAACCGCATCCACGTTGATTGGTGCTAATGCAAGCAAGGCGTTAGAATCGGTGACAGTCAGCACAGGTTTAGATTATACCAGGCCAACTTTGTCATTATCTCATTTAGGTATTGAGGATTTAACTGATGCCGATGCCGATAAGATAATGTTCTGGGACGACCATTTATCTGCATGTGGGTGGCTTGT